CTATTTCCAACTCATGTTCCATATACTCAAACTTTTCGTAATCGTTTGATTGAGATGCTACAATCTCTGTAAGATGAGATTCTAACTTTGTTGAATACATTACCACATCCGAATCTACTTCGATTTCAAAGGTATGACCACCTTTTGGCTTCCAACTCTGTGGACAATCACCATTACCATCCCAATCATGGGCGCCGTAATTCTCATAGAACTGAGAATGAATTTTTAATTTACTTTTCATAACTTATTTATTTAATTCAACCATTGAAAGAGGAACGTTGTAAGAACCAACTCCATTTAACACTTTGATTACACACTTAGTTCTGTTGATTTTCTCAACTCTACATTGCTTACCAATCATCTTACGGTGGTTAACTTTTACATTAGCCCCAACATAAAGTTGTTGTTTTGCTTCGTAACCGGCCATAGCCTTTTTATTGTTGATGGTGGTAACTACCATTGAGTTTAGATTTCTCAACTCTTCGATTGTCATCTGATTTAATTCTGAATAATTCATTTGTTTAATTTTTAATTTTTAATTGGGTTAAACCTTAACCCCTTATTACCTTACTAATGTACGACAATTATTTTGATTTACCAAACTTTCAATGTTAACAAATTGTTAAGTTTAATATCCAATGAATTCCAACTTAACTTCAGGAACAATACCTTTACTTACTCCATATGGATATTCTTCATTCAACCAAAAGTTCTGAACGTTTTCAAGCTCTCTAAGAGTTTCGTTATAGATATCTTCAAACTCATACCCAGTGCCATACCCAGTTGGACAAACAATAGAAGAAACTTTTCGTAGAAGTTCTTCATCATCTGATTCTTTAGCGTTTTTTAGCTGAATTAATATTTCAATCTTCATCAAATCGGCCACCTTATCATTGTGGTCATACATTTCGTTACTCCAAGGCTTTGTGATTTGGATTCCGTACTTAGTGTTTAGTGGCTTTTTCATATTTTTTAATTTTTACTTATTAAATGAGGTTAACTCTAACCCTTTTACTATGTAAATATACGAAAAAAGCATGGTATTACCAAACTTCCAATGTTAAGAAATTGTTAAGTCTTTTTAAGGTTGGGCAAACTCTCTGTAATTTGTGATATAAGTTTTGAGAGATGGATATTTATCTGATGCTATTAGGGTGGTTCTTCTATTTGTGTTTTCTATACCTGCTTCTTTAATACTACCATCGGGGTTCTTTATATCAACAGTAGGGCCGAAGATTTTCCATCTAATTTTAAACTTTTTCCATAATATAGAATCCAATCCCGTATCAGTACCTACTTTTCCAAAATCTTTTTTAGATAACTCTAAGAAAGAATCATCATTTATCTTTTGTGCAAAGTATCGTTCCATCCAACCTCGTTTAATATCAGAATTGGTTGGTGATATTATGGATGGGTTAGGTATAATTGATTTTTTTACATCCAATGTTTTTATATTATCGTACTCAAAGTTTTTTGCTAAATCAAATCCTACATCAGTTTGTTGATTTAATTTTTTGATATCTACATATGGAATTAATATTCTTGATTTACCATCTACAAATGATGCTTCTGAAAATACCTCACCTGTCGTATATGTATGATATTGTCCAATGTATTCAACATTATCGGTAAACATCCATTCAGACCCATCGGTAATTAATCCAGGCGTTATCTGTGCTTTGGTGTAATATATACGGTTTCGTGTATCAGCCATTTTATTTCTATTTAATTCTCATTACAGTTTCATATGTAGTTGACCAATCACCCTGTCCATCAAATGAATGTTCAATTGAGATTATAGGAAAATCTACCGCATCGATGTTGTAAGCTTTTGGCATACGGTCAATTTTTATGGGAGACATATACTTTACCCCTGAAATTCCATCAATAGTTACCCCTAATTTTAACATCATTGGAACTTCGGCATATGCCCCTGTCGCAATTGTATGGGAATTTTGGCCCACATATTTTTGAATAAGAGAAGCTAATGTACTTGCTTTTTCAGCACTCCACCCATCATCACCAATACTCTGTTTTGATTTTTTTATCATATCGGTTGTTGCTAGGGTACTTTCATTAGGTTTTGTATTAGCTTCTTTTAATTGCTCACACTTACTATATAACCCTGATATCGCCTTCATATTTGAACTTCCTTCTTTCATAGATTTTGAAGATGCCTTTATTAACAAATCTGTATTAAAATCACTTTGAAGGCTTACATTTCGTGTAATTGAGTTTTGTCCTAATACTGAAAATGTATATGGGGTAGGGTTTTTAACACCTTTAGTTGGTATCATAGCCCGATTTATAATGTCTATCTTATTTTGTTCGGTTGGAGTAGGTGTGGTGTTTGTTGAATCTAAGTTAGTAATTCTTGGTCGGGTTTGTAACCTAACAACGCCCCCGGTATCAGTTTCTATTATAGAAAATAGTTTTGATAAAAAGTCCATTGTTTTGGGTGGGGCTTTTGCTCCATCTTTTCCAGAAGCACTACCTTGTAAACTATTATAGGCTTCAGCTAACACGTTTGTATTAATAAAGATTTGGGAGATTTCACTAGTGCCAGCTGGCAATGTTATATTATAGTTTTTAGTGAAGTTAAGTCCTTCATCAGTTGCCCCATATTTACCAGCCTCTCCGATTGGTATAAAACTACTGTATGCGTTAGCTGAACCAAAATCTCTGAATTCCTTTGGTGCTAATTTATATTCGTTAGTAGTGCCATCAATATTAATCTCAAACAACCCATCTGCTTCTTTAGAAGTTGTGTTTAAATATCTAATTATTGAACCTAATCGTGTGTATAATATAGTCTGGTCAGAACCACCGGCATAAAAAGATAAATCCGTCCATCCGGATGGCTTTTCTAATTCCAATGCGGCGAAAGTGTACTTGTTGTCCGCAACTCTGAATTGACATTGATTATCTTCGAGTCCATCCGCGGTGTCTTCCTCACCATCTTCTATTCCGAATGCGGTCCTACCCAATAATATAAAAGCTTCAATTGCATTTACAAATGGTTTATTTTCTCCAATTATTTCAGGGTCCGTTAATCCAACGGACTTGGCGGTACGGTCTCCACCCATAGTTTCTTGTCCAAACAACCCTGCTGCTGACATTGCTTTTACATTACAAGTATAACTACCATCGTTATCCATTGAGAATCCAAAATTATATATAGAAGCAAGGATTGAATCAGTATTAATACCCGCCTCAGTAAGTCCTTTCCACCCAAAGGATACTTTCATCTCTGCCCCAAGTCTAAAAAACCCCTTTTCCACTTGATTCATTTGGCTCAAGCTCCAAACTTTAAAGGATGCCTCTATTTCATACAAATATGCATTGGTATAATCACTACCACCTTCATTTCTAATATTAACTGATTGGAGTGTTATGTTAGGTCTTCTTGGGCCTTCTTTACCATCAGTAGTATACAGATTACCTGAATGAGTATCACCTATTTTTAAAGTTGCATCCTCCACACAAATGTTGGTTGCGGAGTTGCCTGTAAGTTCTAAATTAATGTATGCGTATTTTTTGTACTTCCACGAGTCAGGCATTTTACTACGTCTGTCTAATTCTGCTTTTGCTTTTGCATCAAATCCTGGATTAAATATATTTGCCATAACTTATTCGTTTAATGTGTTATATTGTTTTATAATTTCTAAATAATTTTGTGGTATTCTAAGCTGAACTCCTATTGGAACTGTTAAATTACCTTTACCTATATTATTTGCTCTTGCTATAATCCACCATAAGGTTGCATCTTCATAATATTGGAATGCAAGATTATCTAACCTATCGTGTCTAGCACCTATGATATAAATATCATTTAGATTACGCTCCATCAGAGGGTATTGGACTGATTTCCGATATCTCTTACCTTCTTCTGTCTTTACTATTGTTATATCTTCATATCTATTCATAATCTACCTCTAAAATGCTGTATCATAAACTTTTTTCATTGCAGATGATGGCTTTTCTCCTAGAATTTTTAATCCTATTGATACATCAACACCCATTGGTAATTCGCCTAATGGGTTCTCTTCAAAATCTAAATTTAAATCCCAAGGAGTTTCATCTGACATTGAATATGATAATGATTCGATGAATGCTTGTCGTTCTCTAAACAAAGAACCCAAACGGAAATCAATTAGTTGTCCGGTATATCCAGTACTGCCACCATATACCGGCATAGTGAATTTTGCTAACTGAGATAGTTTTTTATATATAGGCTGCATTTCAATACGAGAGGTTGCATAAACTTTAAAGGTAAACGATAAACTTCGTTCGAATGTTTTGTATTGATATGCCTGGTCCGCTCTTCCGTTATATTTAACAGTATCCCAAGATGGTGAGAATGTATCGGTTATTCCTGCAACCGTTCCTCTGAATTGAATTTTCTTATTATCAGATGTTTTGAACCACAGCTGGATTAAATCATATGTGCCTTCGGCTGGCTCTTCACCTATATCAAGTGCGTTTATTTTATCGTATCGGTCTCCAGTAAGGTCTGTATTCCCCCAGTCTACTCTATTTTCACCTAATTTACCAGGATTACCAAAATTCAGGAATTTGTTTATGTTGTTCTCTCCGTAGTTTTCTTTTTCTGCTCTTTTATATTCATTACTATCTTCTGATAATAAACTTCTGAAATCTATATCTGCACCGGCCCCACTCTTTCTTTTAGGAATGTTTATATATGAAATGGTTTCGTAATCGGTAATAATTTCACCAGCCGGCCGCGCGTAACTTAAATCTTCTCCTTTTGCATTTGTTCCAATATACCTTGCCCCATCGGTCTGATTAGATTTTGGAACACCACCACCACCGAATTTATAGATGTCTTTTTTGTAATCCTTATTGATGTACCTGTCATGTAGGAAGAAAAGGTGTTCGGTACGTTCCTGTTGAGTTCTTTCACTCGGACTAAGATTTTCATCCGTTGCTTCCGTATTAGTTGAATCTGGTGCTTTCATTACGATACCAGCTGCTGTATCCAACCCATTTGCCAGTGACTTTCGCCCGTATTGGCTAAAGATAGTATATGGTGCAAAGTATCGCTCAAAGTCATCTGGTAAATGTTTTGGGCCGCCTGGAGCCTCATCACCTAAATTCTTTTTTATTTGTATAGCTTCGTTCCGAGTATCAAATTCCCGCTTTGCGAACTTACCGTTAGGTATTAACCCATATACTGAATTAGGTCCACCCAAACTGGCGTTATTAAATTTCCATCCCAAGTTTGCTGATAAGTCGCCTGTTTTACTGGAATTGTAACTGATAGTTTTTGACCCTTTGTTGATACCAAATGATTCACCATAATACGCCACTAATCTATTATCGGTTGGGTATGCCGGGCCCGGAAATAGACCTAAACCCATATCACCAAAAGCTCCTGCGTCCAATTTCAATTTTTGTACTGATTCGTACCCACCATCCCCTTTATCAAATGGGGTGAATCCGTGTCTATTTGGGTGTAACCCAAGTTGTATGCCAATTGAAGATGCTAATGTGTTTATAGGTGTCCATATTTTTGTACGCCGTTTTAAGTTTATCTTTTCTACATTTGGATTTGATTGTTGTAATCCAAATTGCTTTACACCCCATAATAACCCTTTGATGGATACCATCCACTTACCAAGTCTAATTGCATCTATAACTGCTCTTGTAGTAGATGTTATTACACCACCTCTGATAAGTCCATCATCTAAATCAATGTTAGTACCCGGTATACCAAAGTTTTGAGGTTCATTTCCCTTCTTACCCTTACGTTGTATACCTCTAAGAATTAATGGATGGTCAAATACTGTCAGTCCAGTATTATGTGCATCATCTCTTAGATTGAATTTAGAATACATCTCATCTAAGAAAGATGGTGAATTACGCATCTCTTGTAGTTTGGATATTTTACCTTTAGTCAAATCTAATGCAAAGTCACCTCTTTGGAATGAATCCATATAATAGGTACTGTCTTGGTTGTAACTTTGTTTTTGACCTGATGCTTGTTTTTGTAATTTAAACTTACCATAACCAGGTGCTGATGATAAATCAGGATGTATATAACTACTATAGTTACTGTATTCAGATAAATTGGAAACCCATTTACTTTCATCTGGTAACTTACCTTTAGTCAAATCTACTGCAAAATTACCTGTTTGGAATGGTTGCAAATAATATGTGTTGCTCCTGTTGTTTATTTGCTTTGTACCTGATGGGTCACCACCAAAAGATTTCACAGTTAATAAATTAACATGCGTATATTTAGAAAAACTACTGTATTCAGATGAGGTAGTACTCCAGTTAGTTTGGTCTTTTGAAATCCCAATAAATTGTGAAGGTGCTAACTGGAATTGATTTAGGGAAAACCCACGTGCTTTTGATGAATTAATTGGAAAGAAATCAACCGCTTTAAGTTTACTATATAATGATGAGTTTTCATTAAATGCATCTTTATCATCGGCTGTTATTTCGTTTAATCCTCTTTTGATTCCTGTAAACTTTGTTTCATCTCGATGTACTTGGTTTAAAGAAAACCCACGTGCTTTTGATGTTTCAATTGGAAAGAAATTAACCGCTTTAAGTTCACCATGTATTGAGTTATTATTCCATACTTCTTGGTTTTTTGCAACCCCAGTAAACTTTGAATCGGCTGGGAGAGTTGCTCCAAATTTAGAGTTAAACCCTTTAGCATGTATATCTGTAATATAATTTACGTCTTTTGGTGTAGTTTCACCCAAAAACTTAGATGTGTTGTTAGATGGGGTTTGTGTAGTTTCCCCTAAAAACTTAGATGTGTTATCTGCTGAATTAGGAGTTGTTTCACCTAAGAACTTAGATGTGTTATCTGCCGAATTAGGAGTTGTTTCACCCAAAAACTTAGATGTGTTATCTGCTGAATTAGGAGTTGTTTCACCTAAGAACTTAGATTCCCTATTAGATAGAGTTGGTGTTGTTAATCCTAAGAAGTTTTCGTTATTATCAAATTTAGTAGGTGTTGTTTCACCTAAGAAGTTTTCGTTATTATCAAATTTAGTAGGTGTTGTTTCACCTAAGAACTTAGATGTGTTATCTGCTGAATTGGGAGTTGTTTCACCTAAGTAACGTTCTTCTAAACTTAATGGTTTAGTAGTTGTTTCACCTAAGAACTTTTCAGAGTTATTAGATGGCGTAGGTGTTGTTTCACCTAAAAACTTAGATGTATTGTTAGATGGTGCAGGTGTGGTTTCACCTAAAAACTTAGATGTGTTATCCATATTTTTTGGATTAACACCCTCTTTATTAGTAGTTGTTTGAGAACGTGGAATCTTTGGCGCTGATTCTACCATAGAACTTAAAGGTGTTTTGTTTAAGTTTTTGTTAACACTTACTCTTTCTTTAGATTCCAACGGGTCTTTCTTTGGCATCCTAAACTTTGAAAGGTCTGATTTTAAATCTTTTAATGCCATAGTTATTTCCTATATACGTTTTTAGATACACCCTGTCTACTTTGAATTTTTGTTATTTCAGAAACTACTTTACCATCTACACTTATTAGTATAGGTTGAGATTGAATATCACCACGTAATCCATTAATAGCATCTATTAACTTAGAATCTGAATTATCTGAATTTGAATCAGTATCATCCGAACCACCCATCATATCACCGATACTATCAGCAATTCCCATTAAAGTAGGTGCAAGTAGAACGGTTACTGCTCCTAATCCTGTAAGAGCTAATAAACCAGGTACTCCCATCATACCGATTGCAGCTAATCCAAACGCAACTCCCATAAGAGCAGGTCCTAATAGTAACATAGCACCTACATTTTCCATAGTTACTGCATTCATCATATTAACAAGTCCATCAGCTACTGCTGTAATGATTGGTGGTATTGCTGCGAATACACCTATAAATATATTTCCGAATGCTTCTACTAATGGTGATAATAATGATAATGAGTATGCAAATGGAATCATAGCTACACCTAATGCAGCAAGTAATCCAATTCCAATCAGTACAGCTATTGCTGTAGCTGGATTACCAAATGCGGTTAAACCCGCTGCGAGTCCTGCAAAGTTAGTAGTTAGAGCAGCCCCCAGTCCAGGAATCGACATAAACAATAGAAATGGAATCGCTAACATACCCAGAGCTAGTGCTGGTATGGCTAGTAACAATACCAATGCCCCAACAGCAGCTTGTGTCATTTGAGATAAACCTCTACCTAATCCTGTAAAGTTGTCTTTCAATGCTTTTAGTTTAACTTTACCCATAAATAATAAGAATGGGATTGCTGGTAATGATAACAGAAGTGCCGGTCCGGCTAATGCCATATTAAATATACCTGCTAATACTTTACCCGAACCCATTGCTTTTAATCCACCGGCAAGTGATTTTAATCCTTTACCTGAACCTTGTGATGCTTTGGTAGGTTTTGCTTCGGAATTACTTAAATCAGTTTGGCCTCCTCCACCTTTGCCACCCATACCAGGTATAAGATTTTTTAAACCAACACTTTTACCTTGCATCAGATTCATAATACCCATCTGAGCGATGTACCCAATTAGGGCAGTTGTTCCTTCTTTAATTGCATCAGGAGTTCTTTGATACAAATCTAAAGCAGTTGCTAAGCCTTTATCGAGGTCACTACTTTCTTCAATCTTTTTAGCTTGGTCTCGCTTCTGAATTTGCTCTGATAACATATCAGATGACATCCCTATTGCTGCAGCGTATTGCTCCATCCCTAATGGGCCTAGTTCTTTGAATTTTTCCGCTGACATATTGGTTTTGTCCAATGCGGCATTTAATGCATCAGTATTCCCTGTGTTCATGAACTCCATTGCAGCGGCGGTCATACCTTGCATACCTTCCATTTGAGTGGCGGTAAGCTTATCTCCCAACATAATTCGTGCTTTTGCCTGAGCTTTCATGCTAGATTCAATATCCAACATATTATCAGCTATACCCCTCATATCACTTAAAGAACGGCCTTGCTTATTCATTGCAATGGTTTTTTGAGCTAAAAGTTTAATCTCTTTCTCACTCATACCAACCATAAGCTTTTGTTGAGATGCCATATCCTTAAATGTAACTGATGCCAATACACCTGCATCTTGTGCCATCTTTGATATCTCTTCGGTCATATCATTAGCACTACCACCGGCAGATTCCATCGATTGTGCCATCTTGGCTGCATCTTCACCACCTACACCCATTTTGGACATAGCTGCCATCGAGTTTCTAAGGTCGTTTGTTAACCCAGCAGTCGTACCCATTGTAGTTGCAAAATCTTTGGTAGCTTGGTTGAGTTCTGCTATACTAAACTTAGAGAATACAGCGGCCGCCGAGAAGTTCATCATTCCAGCTTCCATTGCAGCGGCACCACTCATACCTAATTCTTGGTTCAAATCAGATGCTAATCCAACAGTAGTTTTAAATATATCACCAATCGCAGCAGTAGTTCCTTTAAGTGCTTCCATAGCAAACCCTAAAGTAGTACCTGCTTTTAACATTTGACCTAACGTACCTAACGAACCAAATAATTCATCTTTATATCCTTCTGCTAGGTCTTTAATCTCTTCTTCTAAATCTTTTTGTTGAATTTTACTTTTAGTGATATCAATTGCTAGGTCCATTTGAACTACCATACTATCATTGATAATCTTTCCTGATTTTATGTACTCTTGTAAGTATGTTTGTTTTTCCTGTTCTAATACATTTAATTGGTCTGCAAGGTCTGCTTGTCCTTTTACAGATTTATTTATCCTATCTTGGATTTCTGCAGCTGCTTTAGTAGTTTTAGCGGTTGTTGCTAGAATAGCAGAAATTGACTGGAAGCTATCTTTCGCTTCTCTAGCGGCATTCTTTATTTTTATGGTTTCATCTGATGCAGAGTTAGCCATTAGTCAACCTGTTTAGTTTCAATCATTTTTTTAACTGCATCAGGTATGGCATCCCAGCTACCATAATGGTCAATGGTACGTTTCTGAATCGCAGACCTATTATTAGCAATTTGCCTTTCTAAATCTTTTGACTTAGATTTTTTCTTAGATAATTGTATTTTTTGTAAAATCCTATCTACAAGCCCCTCTGATACGTTTATATTAGATAGTATTTCCTTCAATTTAGATTTTGATATTTTTGCCATATGGTTTCCTCTACTTATATAAATATAAATATAGAAATACCCAACATTTCTGTTGGGTATCCTATTATCTTTTTGATTTAGCTTTTTTCATAGCTGTATCATGTTGCTTTTGTTCTTCTTTTTTAAATTCTATTATTTTACTGATGTAGAATGTTCTCGACCAAATCGGTAGGTTATATACATCTGTAAATGTGAATCCACCATTTCCATGATAGATTAAATCAAATATTTGAGAATGCAACAGTTTTCGGTAGTTAAGACTTAGGCCAAAAAAACCCCACGTCCATAGGCAGTAGCATATTCCTCCTTTCACCAGTTTCATCTGATACGAATTCCCATTCTAAATCTATATCAGGTGTAACTTCACTTATATGCGTTCTTAAAGCCTTTGAATCTACTGCGAATAATTCATTTTCCACAAAATTGCTGATTATCTTTTGGTCGTATTCACCATCAACTGATAAAATCATATTTTTTAATCGAGTTGTTAAATCCTTAGAGGTTTCATCTTTTAATTTCTTACGTGCTTTTTTACTTTCTTCTAACTGATGTTTGATTTTACGTTCTTTACTTTCAGTTAAAGCTTGAAATGTTATCATTCTCTTAGAGCGGGGTAATTCAAATTCGTATTCGTTTTTGTTTAATTCAGTTTGACCTGAACCATCATACTCTTTGTTTTCAAATTGAGTTAAATCAATTGTATCTTTCTGAGTTGTGTTTGGTGAGGTTGGGTCATCAATTTCAACTTCATAATCTTTACCATAACCTAAAACACGTGCTGCTATCATAATTGCGTTTTTATCACCTGTTACTAAATCAACGTATTTGATTGGTAATCCTTCACCATTCGATATAATTAGTGCTTGAAATAATCTATCCAATACACTACCATCTTTAATGTATGATTGTGTTGTAAGGATATCTTCCTCTCTGGCAGTCATATATTTTAATTCTATCTTTCCTGATGATAGTGGATTATCTTTTGGATAAACCAACCCATTTGAAGGTAATTCAATTATTTCTGTAGGGAATTTGTAATCTGAAACTTGCGTTTGTGCGTGTTGTTGCTTTGCGAGTTCCACCATATCTGAATTAGACATGGGCTTTGATGAATAATCATCTTGTAGTTTTTCACTCATATAGTAATCTCCGTTTTTATAACTTTGTTCGTATATAAATATGAAAAAAATACTTTATAAACAAAAAAACCCCACCATTTCTGGTAGGGTTCTTAATTTTATTAATAATTCGGTAATTCTGAATTAGAAATTTAGTATTGCGTAATCAAATGTAAGTGTTAAATCAACAGTTGCGATATCTTCACCAGTATAATCCATATCTGAGAATTTTGCTGTTTGAATAAATGCACCTTTAAGTTTCCACTCTTCTACTTTATCACCAACAGGACCCAAACTGTTAAATGTGATATCTTTTTTGTAGAAATCAGAGTATCCATCTCGTCCGGTTACAGATTCGTGATGTAGTCTTACCCATTCCATTGCTGCTTGTGCTGCTGAAGGAACTACTGGGTCATATAGTGAAATTGTTAAATCACTCCACTCACTTCTACCTTTTACATATCGTTTAACGTTAACGTGGTCTATTGTAACCTTACCGTTTGTTATTTCTGGTCTACCAGCAGCTTTAACTAAGTATGCTGGAATTCCTTCTATATACATAATGAACCTGTTTGACATCTTCGGTTCGAATGATGTAAACATTACTTCTGTTGGGTCTAATAATTGTGCCATTTTTGTTTTCCTATGTTTCTATTTCTTTTATATAAATATAGTTTATTCTAAAAAATAGTTAGTTCCCCCAAAATTAGTAGGGGAACTTAACTATTGTCTATATACTATTCTGGAAATGCAGCGCCAGTCGGTAGTACGTTGAAATCAAGAACTATAAATTCTGCTGTTTTCGCTGGTTGTAAGAAAATCTCACCTACCATAATATTTCTATCAATTACATCAGGAGTGTTGTTGGTATCATCCATAACTACTCTAAATGCGTATAAACCTTGTCTTTGTTGGATTGATTCCAAATAAGGATTTACAATTGATAAGAAACGATTTCGTGTCGCTGCTGTATTATTTTCAAATACTAAGTAACGAGTTGAAGATGCGATAAACTTCTTAACTGCGATTAATAATCTTCGTACATTGATTCTATCCAATGCCGATGGTTTAGCCTGTAAGGTTTTTTGTCCAAATACAGTAACTCCTTGACCAGGGAACGTTGCGATAGGATTTACTCTACCTTCGTAAAGTGCATCTCTCTCAACTCTAGTCAATCTACTCTTAGCTTCAATAACTGAAGTTAATCCACCACGATTTAAACCAGCTGGTGCGAACCATTCGGCTGCTACTGAATCGTTAAATGCAATAACACCCGGTAGAACTACAGATGGCGGAACCCATACAGGTTTGTTTTTATCTGAATTTAGTATCTTAACCCAAGGGTGATAAGATGCTACATAATTTGAATCAAATGGTTGAACTGTGTTTACAATTGTTGATATTGAATCAGCGTATGCTCCAGCATCCATTATAAAGAATGTATCCTGTCTGTCTTCACACATATCTTTAGCGAATGTAGTAACAGATGAATGTAATCTGTGGATTAGGCCTGGCAATACTAACATATTAATATCAAATTCATCAGGATTAGATACTGAGTTAATAGCTTTTCTGTATGCTATCGTTCCAGTCGCTGTATTTGATGAACAATCATACCCTTGCGTATTTCCAGCTATAATATCACCAGCAGTACTTACAATTCTATTTGGTTTGAATCCATCAAAACCACCTTGAAATGGTATTAAGAACTTACGAGAGTTAACTGATGTAGTTGCATCTGATAATGAAATAGAACCTGAGTTAGGTGATGCAGATGATGGGAAATTAGCTCCAGCTTCTTGGTTATAATCACCTAAGTAAAATGCCGTTCCAGCAGTTGCTGTTGATGAATCAGGAAATACTGATAAATAATTTACGTTATCCGTTGTAGATAAATCAAAATCAAATCCGTAAAACTTTTTAGCGTTATATGAACTATTAATTTGTTGATTTGCTACAAATGCTGGATTTGGAAGTGTAAATGCCGTTCCGTAAGGATTTTGCAATGCTGCGAATCCGAATGGTACTAATGATACATCAACTGCTCCGTTATTAACTGCGGTAGATACTTCAACTCTAATATTTGCTGATAGGTTGTTATAATCACCATTTGTTGATAATTTACCATTTGCATCAACTGTAATATATTTGTCACCAATTACTCTAACTATATAGTTTGGAGAATCTGGGTTTAAGTTACAACCTTGAAATTGTTCAACTAAATTAGGTCTGATATCAGAATCAACTATACCAACGAATGGTGAACCTACAATTTTGTCTTGGTCAACTCTTCGTACTACTACAGTAAATGAACCATATTCAGAACCTGGTACTGAACCTGCTACTTTAATGTCTTGGATACCAATTTTAAACTCATAGTTTGTAGCACTACCATGTGATAATGTATGGAACTTAAACAAATTAGTAGTGTTTCCACCAACTTTTTGAGATGTAATCCAAGGTGTTGAAGCTTCGGTGTATGCTTTAGAGTAATCAATATCAGAACTGGTTACTGCGGTTACTGCTACAGTTTCACCTGTTGCGATTGATGCTGATTGAAATATTTTAAAGTTTGATAACAGATATGCGTTTTCAGAACCTCTTGGAGAGAATCCAAATGCTTTAGTTATGTAGTTATCGTTTGTTGGGTTTAATGAAGAGGAAAATACCTTTCCTGTTACAGTTGAACCTGAAACTGTTAATAAAAACTCCGAACCTGTGTTTTCAGATACAGGCGTCGGTCCATTAAATACATCTGTATCAGATGTTACAGCCGTTGTTGGGTGTAATACTGCTACTGTTTTAACACCAAGCGCTGAGGATGATACTTGTAATGCTATTGGGTTTTCTAAAGTATACCCATCTTGTCCTAATACCCTAACGATTGTTGCTGTACCGGCATCTTCTAAATAAGCTTGTGCAGTATAAGGTAGGTATGAATCTTCAGTCAACCCTCCGAATACTTGTTGAAACTCTTGATACGATTGTACGGTTGTTGGTACAAATGCAGGTCCTTTAACTGTAGACCCTATTAATGCTGCACCAATTTCACCAATTCCTTGGGGTAGAAACGACAAGTCCTTTTCTCTGGTAAATACTCCAGGACTTACTATTCTTTCTGCCATTTTATTCTCCTATTAATTTCTTATGGTTTATATACTAATAAATACTTTAAAAAATTGGAAACGTTGATACTTATTGCTTCGGTGTAAAAATACCTGTATTTATATCAAATTCACCATCACCATACTTTTCTTTTAAGTCTGCTGCTAGTGTCATTTCACTTTCTCTGATTTTTATATATGTTTGTTGAAGTTCTTCTTTATAAGTCATCAACTGATTGTTTTGGTTAGCTAAAACTAACAATTCAATCTCCAATTCACCTAATTTAGCGGTAACATCTGAATAATCATCTCTAAATTTGTGTATTTTCGTTATTTCTTCTTCTTGAAACTTAATTACTTGCTTTTCTGTAACTTGCTTTATTTCTGCCATAACATTTTGTGTTTTAATTTATTACTATCGTATATAAATATGATTATTTATTTAGAAAGTTTAGTATTCCACGCAATTTTTGAAACTCCGAATGCTTTTTGTACATTTACAGTATTTCCTTTGTGTTCTGGAATTAAATATGCTTTGGCAGTAAGTGTTACGTTACTTCGTACAACTCTCTCTTCCCCAACACCGTTAGTAGTTTCAAATGAGTAGGAATCACCTTTGATTTGGAATTTATATCTCTGTCCGAACGAACCACCATTGAAATAGATTATTTGTTCAACTACTTTATTCAAATCTTCCATATAATCACACCATACAATAACATCATATGATATATTCACATAATCAGGTGTATCTATGATATAGTTTTCTTGTACAGGTGATTGTCCTATTAATTCAGAGAATGAATCGTATTTGTTTTCTTGCGTATATTTCTTAGTAAACGTTCTTGAAGTATCATCATCAGTTAAAACTTTTAATTTAGCATATTCTGTATTAACTTCTAATGAATTTCGTTTGAATGTAATTAATGGTGCTATAATCTTACCACTACTATCTTTCATAAACCCATCACGTTGTGCAGATGCCCAATTTTCAGGAGTTGAATACATTACAGGAACAGGAATAAACTTTCCGTTCTCTTTAATAGTAGGTTTTACGTTAATCTCTAAGAAATCTTTAAAAGCTAAATCAATATCATAGATACCAACACTTGGTATTTTAACATCATCAGTTCTTCGAGATACTTGTTTGGCTTTATTCAATATGGGGTCATCTGAAAATGAACTTTGTGTTCTTTTCAAGTCTACCTTCTCATCTCTATTGTTTCTGTATTTGTATGCCATATTATATTCCTACCGGTAAATCATTGTTATCTCTGTTTATACCAACTCTGTAATCATCTCTCAAATTTAATTGAGATTTTTTAGCTACATGAGTTTCAAGCTTTATTGAAATATTATAACCTTGTGTATCACCACCATCCCACGTTTCAGGATTCTTTCCTGCAAAATATTGATTTTCGGTTGTACTATCCACAACATGCTGTTCTGAATCCCACTCAATTACATCACCTATTTGGGGATATAAGTTACTATCAACTAATGTATCTCTTAAAAAGAAAAAACTTACTATTCTAGTGTAATCAGTACCAAATTCATCGAATACTTGAGTTCTATCTGCTCTATCGATTATACATGGTAGTTTTACAGGACTGTAATAAGATTTAACCTTGCCTTCACCATATACATTCACACTTGTCTCATCGATTACTAATTTATAATAATAAACCTCTGTATCAATTATATCATTGATAAGTTCTTTATTAACCTTTCTAAATAAACTAGCATCTCTACTTCCACCAAATAGTGCCATATTGTTATCCTATGTAAACTGCTCTAGGGATTCTACTGAGAGTTGATTCCATAAATTCAGATTCATCTTTTTGGGCTTCTAATAATGATTTACGAGAAGTTGCTTCTAAATTTTCTCTTAATTCTGCAATTAATATTTCTTTTTCTGTTGATGCTTCACCTCTTAAATCAGCTCCATCCAAAGTAATTTCTGAATTTGGAATTGGTACTGAACTAAACTTAGCTCTTACTGCACCTAACATTTCTTTTGCTAATGCTAATGCGTATTTATGAATCCAACGTTTTCCTACATGGTTTACTTTTGTATAAGTAATTCTATCATAAGGTACATTTGAATAATCTGATACTACTGAATTAGAAATAACACCGTTACTTCGCTCACTCTCTAAAATGTAATGAAAGTGTATTTTGTATGCCATTGTTGGGATTGGGAATATTCTAATTCTATTATTTTGAATATCAAACCCATATTGTGACCTACGAATCATATCATTGAACTCAATTGCTTGAACTCTAAGTAAATCATCATAAAGTGGTTGCATCATAAATGAAACACCTGGAGAATAGTTACCCCAACCAAATGCATCCAACATACCATCAGAACCAACACCAGCTCCGGCTAATGGGTCAAAGAACCTTACCATAGCAGGTGGTGCATCGTGCAACATCTTTTTAATTTCAAATTTATCAACTCCAGCAGTTCCACTTTCTAATGAAGCAACTGATGATGTTGTTAAATCATAAACTTGCTGACCTACTACAGTACTGAATGAACCTGTGTAATATGTTAATCTACCACCACTACCTACTTCCGAACCGTAATCCTTTGCAAGTGATACTAACCCACCCATATTTCCATCAAGATGTGTTTGTGAAATGTTAGAACCAGTCGGAGAGCCTTTTAAATTTAAAAGATTCTCTCTAATGTTAAATTGATTTACTTGTGTTGAATATTCAGTAACTGCTTCTTCAAAGCAAGTATAAAAGTTAATGTCTTGCAATTCAATATCAACAATTGGATAACCCAATCGTTTGGCACACCAAGATGATACTTTATCAGCATCTTGCTGAAACTCATAATCATTATCATAATGTCCAAACGGTGTCATATCTGGAAAGAATGATGATGAACCTGGCCATATTGGAATTTGTACTGCCATTAATATCTCCTATTGTTTATTATAAATATGGTAGATTGTTATAATCCGAACCTACCTTTTGTTGCGTTATAATTTTGTAGTACTTCTGCTGCTGTTAATACTCTGTCATAATACAATGTGTTATGTATTTTACCATTTAATGGGTATTTACTTCCACCTAACTCTAGTATTCCAGACGTGTTCGGAGTACCTCCACCACCATGTATAACAGTTTGACTAATACCATTAAAATAAAGAGTACAGTTATTTACTATTGTAGTGGTATTAGTTCCACCAACTCCAGTAAATGTCAGACAGAGATTATTAGGCTCCGTTCTATCGTGGGGCACCTCCATACGGAACGCTCTGTAAGCGCCAGTCCCCCCCTCTCTCCAATAACAATATATTCGATTACTAGTTGACCAATAAAACCCTATAACTCCAAAATTATTTGTGCCGCCATCTCCACCTGCTTCAAAACAACTATCATTTACTGAGCAATCAGAAGTCCATAATTGAATAGTAAATGGAACATCTGCCCAATTGGTAGCAGTTACTGGAGTAACTATCTTATCATTAGAACCATCAAAATCAAAAGCTCCACTAAATGTAGTATCATGTGTAGTTCCATTAGTTAGTGTACTATCACTATTTCCTGATAAATCGTTAACTGCAGTTCCACTACCAGGGTATGATTTTTTATTTGCTGCATCTACAGAGAACACTAATCCATCTGTTACTATATTTGGCCCACCATGCGTTCCCATTATATAAACCTATTTTTTAATGCGTTATAATTTTGAAGTATTTCTGCTGAAGTCAGTACTTTGTTATATATTTTAAATGCTCCGAAAGTACCTGGTAGATAGTTTGCGGCTCCGTTTCGACTACCTATACAAAGATTTGATGTGTTTGTTATTCCACCTGATATGGTGCCCGTACTTACGCTTGTGGTATCATTTACAGTATCTATTATAATATCTATTCCACTTGCAGTACCCGAACCATCATATGTACATACGACATGATGCCAATTGTTACCTCTATAAGTATTATTTACAGTAGATACAATTATTCTCTTAGAGGTCGCATTTGTATTTCGTAGTGCAACTGCTATTTTACCTACATGAGCATTTCCTCTATATGTTATTTCCACCCCTCTATAATTCCCGCTAGATTCATTTTTACCCATAATATATTTACTGGTATTTGCTGTCGACCTCACCCATATTTCGTAAGTGAATGAATCATCATGGTCGAAATTAGCAACAGATGCGTTTCCAAAAGTCACAAAATCATTCGTACCATCTAAAGTTATAGTACCCCCAGCTTCAGTAGTATTAAATGAAGGGTTATTAGTTAGTGTACCGACTTCATCACCTATTGTACTATTTAAATTAGTACCACTACCAATGTATGATTTTTTATTAGCCGCGTCAACTGCGAATATTAGACCATCTGTTACTATTTTTGGTGAATAATGAAATGCCATTTATATAAACCTACTTTTTGTTGCGTTATAATTTTCAAGTATTTCTGCTGCTGATAATGCTTTGTTGTAGATTTTAAATGATGCCATATTCCCATTTAGGAAGTTAGAGTTGGTTGCTACATATCTTCCAATTTCAGAAACAGAAGTACTCATACTACTCACACTCTGGTTTGTAATAATACTACCATTAAGATATATTTTAATATTTCCCGCACTCGTATCAATTACAGCTGATATATTACTCCATACATCCCTAGTTAATAAGGTGGATTGGGTCATTTTAACTGCACCACCATTAAAATAGTAAAAGTTTCCGTAAGAAAGTCCTACTGCAGTCCCACCCTCACTAATTGCCAAACCTTTACCTCCCGTAACACCTGTAAAATATCCGTACCCACTATCATTAGCTCCCATTTTATACCAAAAGTTTAAAGTATAAATAGAATTTGTAATAGTTGATGTTAAAGCTATATAATCATTAGTCCCATCAAAATTAACATTACCAGAATTTTCACTATCAAACGCAGGCCCATTGGTTAGTGTACCGGTATTTGCGTTTCCTGATAAATCATTCCATGCAGTTCCAGAACCTGGATATGATTTTTTATTTGCTGCATCTACAGAGAACACTAATCCATCTGTTACTATATTTGGACCTGTGCTTCCAGCCATTATGGTAATTCCAAATCATCAACCCATTCTGAGCCGGTTAGTATTGTCATTATTTCAGTATAAGTGTATGGGCCTTCTTTTGTTGTTAATGAAGAAACTGATGTTGGTATATCACCATCCCATTTAACAAATGTTCTAGAACCTGATACATTTAGTCTAAGAGTATCTACTGATGTCTCTGCTACATCGTTAAAATCAATACTTCCAGTTTCAGAAGTATTAAATATCATAAAATCTCTTGTGCTACTCATATTATTTCCTTTTAATTAATTTTAACAATCAAATTGACCATCAACTTGACCACTTCCATCGATAGAAATTCCAGATTCCCCACTTCCATACATATAAAATCCAGCTTCAGCAGTTGGGCCTGTGTCATCATCTTCTCTATAATAAGTTACACCATTAGCATATGGGCTTCCACCCCCATCGTGATAAAATGCGGTATCACCTGCGTTACCACAACCTTCTTCCGGGCCACCCCATGGGCCGTTTAATGCTTCTTCAGTTAATCCTGCTGATGCTGAATGGTCGTATGAATAAAATTCTGATAGTTTATGTGGTGTACTTCCATCGGGTTTAGCCGAACTTGCATCATTTACCTCCGTTGTTGATAGTACCGTTAATGAACCATTGACGTTGCCCATTTCCACTCTGATTTGGCTAATACTTATTGGGTTTCCACTAGCTGGTAATGCCATTATTTAATCCTATTTTTAAGTTCATCAATTTGTTTTTGTTGTTCTTTAATAGTTTCTATCAATAATGGTATTATTTTTTCATACCGAACTGCTTTCATACCACTATTTCGGGTTTGTACTGCTTCAGGTAGAACTGCTTCTACTTCTTGTGCAATAACACCAACATCATGTCCTTTATTACCATGTACTACTGAATCTTCTCTCCAATCAAATTCATACCCACCTAATTCAAGTAATTTTTGTAATGGGGATTCAATTGGTGTGATATTATCTTTCCATCTTCTATCTGATGTTGAGAATGCTACAACATCATTTGATGCATCAATTCTACCTGCAGTTACACTTCCCGTAAGAGCACCAACTGCCAATGAACCTGTTATTACTACATTTTTACCATTTACTACAATACCTTCTTGATTATGAGTTCCTATTTTAACTGTATCATCAGAGAATACTTCAAAAATTGGTATACCTGATATATCGTTTACTGAGAAAAGAGAACCTGATAGTTCATCTGTTACTGAGAATAAAGTACCGAACCCACCTTCAATAGTAAATACATCCGTATCCCCAACAGAACCCGAGCGATATATCTTTGTTGAGCCGTATACATCCAATGCAAGGCCACCTGAACCCGATACTACTATTGAGCCTGTAATTTGTGCATCACCTGTAAATGGGAATGTTGATGATGATACAATACCAGCTGGTAATTGTGCAGAACCACTTATAAGACCTGATGGTAATTGTGCAGAACCACTTATAATACCAGCAGGTAAATTTGCCAATACATTCGCCGCATCGGTTACATCAGCACCAGCTTCAACATTCAAGTCACTTAGTACTTCAGCTACAGTTCTACCTTCAACCGATGTTCCATCAATTTTTAAGAAATCATTATCTGCTACTGCAGCGTTAGCAACTAAAACATTTCCATTTGAAATACCACTTGCTAATCCTTTTACTAATGAAAGATTTGTAACTTCCGAATCCATTAATGCGCCAGCAGCAGTTACGTTAGTAGCATCTGTTACGTCTGCACTGCTTTCAACTGAATCTAATTTAGTTTCTTGTGCATCAGTCATTAACCTTTTATTAGTTGCATCTGTAAAGTTAGTAGTTGTAAATGTTGGAGTTGCCCCACTAACTACTGATTGGTCTAATGCTTTTACATTAGCAATAGATGTTAATTCTGAATCCATTAATGCGCCAGCTGAAGTTACATTTGCTGTATCTGTTACGTCTGCGGATGCTTCAATTGCATCTAATTTATTTTTTAGAGTTGTTGTAAAATCATTAGCAGTTTGTGTAGGTAATGAAGTTAATCCACTACCATCACCAGCAAAAGAACCTGTAAACGAACCTGTAAATGGGGTTGTTAATGTATTAAATTGAGTTGAACCACTTATAAGGCCTGATGGTAATTGTGCTGAACCACTTATTACACCCAATGTATCAAGTGCGGCAACAACGTTAGTAGTATCGGTTACGTCTGCTGATGCCTCAATTGCATCTAATTTATCAAACATTGCTTTTGTCATTACACCTGCAACAGATGTTGATGCTGCTCCTATCGCAACATTATCACCATCAGATGAATTAATTGTAACATTTGTTTCTGATGCTGTTTTTGTTAGGTTTGTAGAAACGTTTGTTACTTTTGCTGTATTGGTTGCAACATCAGATGCAATTGATGAACTTACAGAAGTAAAAGAGCCGGAAATTGATGCTGCCGTTAATACTTTAATTAATGCTAATGCAGAAACTTCCGAATCCATCAATGCCCCAGCTGATGTTACATTGGCTGTATCAGTAACATCTGCACTGCTTTCAACTGAATCTAATTTAGTTTCTTGTGCATCAGTCATTAACCTTTTATTAGTTGCATCTGTAAAGTTAGCCGTTCCAAATGTTGGAGATGCTCCACTAACTACTGATTGGTCTAATGCTTTTACATTAGCAATAGATGTTAATTCCGAATCCATTAATGCTCCAGCTGATGTTACATTAGTGGTATCTGTTACGTCTGCTGATGCTTCGATTGCATCTAATTTATTTTTTAGAGTTGTTGTGAAGTCATTTGCTGTCTGAGCTGGAAGGGAGGTTAACCCACTACCATCACCAGCAAACGAACCTGTAAACGAACCTGTGAATGGGGTTGTTAATGTATCGAATTGTGTTGAACCACTTATAAGGCCTGATGGTAATTGTGCTGAACCACTTATTATTCCACTTGGTAAATTTGCCAATACATTTGCTGTATCTGTTACATCAGCACTTGCTTCGATTCCATCAAGTTTATCAAACATTTCGTCTGACATTAATCCCCAATTGTCCGTATCCGCAAGAGATAATGCTACATTATCACCATCCGATGAATTAATTGCGAATCCAGTTCCACTTACTGTTTTAGTTAAGTTAGTAGAAACATTTGTTGCTTTTGCTGTATTGGTTGCAACATCGGATGCTATTGAAGAACTTACTGCAGTAAACGAACCAGAAATTGATGCTGCGGTTAATACTTTAATTAATGCTAATGCAGAAACTTCAGAATCCATTAATGCTCCAGCAGATGTTACATTTGCTGTATCTGTTACATCAGCACTTGCTTCAATTGCATCTAATTTTGTTTTTAATGTATTTGTAAAATCATTAGCAGTTTGGGCTGGAAGGGAGGTTAATCCACTACCATCTCCAGCAAACGAACCTGTAAATGAACCTGTAAATGGAAGAGTTAATGTATCGAATTGAGTTGAGCCACTTATTATTCCAGCAGGTAACTGTGCTGAACCACTTATTATTCCAGCAGGTAATTGAGCTGAACTACTAATTGTTCCAGCTGCTCCACCAACGCCTGTTAAATTTGAACCATCACCATATAGTGAACCACTTACATATAGTGAACCTGTAAATTGATGTGTATCTAATATATCATCACCGAAAATGGTAGAGCCGCTACTGAATGAGGTAGTCATATGAGTTACTGATGAACTTACTACATATTCTTCTGCTGTTATTGTTTTAACTACCAACTCAGCGCCAACTAAAGAAGATAATACATTAGTGGTATCGGTTACATCCGCACTTGCCTCTATCCCATCTAATTTATCAAATAGTGTAGTGTTCATTAGACCTGAAACAGATGTTGTTGCTACGGGTATTGTTGCGTTATCACCATCTGAAGAAGCGATTACTCTAGCTTCAGTAGTTCCAGTTATAGATAAATTTGTAGAAACGTTTGTTGCTTTTGCTGTATTGGTTGCAACATCGGATGCTATTGAAGAACTTACTGCAGTAAACGAGCCAGAAATGGATGCAGCCGTTAATACTTTGATTAATGCTAATGCAGAAACTTCAGAATCCATTAATGCCCCTGCGGCAGTTACATTTGTTGCATCTGTTACATCAGCTGATGCTTCGATTGCATCTAATTTATTTTTTAGAGTTGTTGTGAAGTCATTTGCAGTTTGGGCTGGAAGGGAGGTTAATGCTGACCCATCACCAACAAAAGAACCTGTAAATGACCCAGTAAATGGAGTTGTTAATGTATCGAATTGTGTTGAACCACTTATGATACCCGAAGGTAATTGAGCTGAACCACTTATGATACCCGAAGGTAAATTTGCTAATACGTTTGCTGTATCTGTTACATCTGCAGATGCTTCGATTCCATCTAATTTATCAAACATTGCTTTTGTCATTACACCTGCAACAGATGTTGATGCCGCTCCTATTGCAACGTTATCACCATCAGATGAGTTTATTGTAACATTTGTTTCTGATGCTGTTTTTGTTAAGTTTGTAGAAACATTTGTTGCTTTTGCTGTATTGGTTGCAACATCGGATGCTATTGAAGAACTTACAGAAGTAAACGAACCAGAAATGGATGCAGCCGTTAATACTTTGATTAATGCTAATGCAGAAACTTCCGAATCCATTAATGCTCCAGCGGCAGTTACATTGGTTGTATCTGTTACATCTGCTGATGCCTCAATTGCATCTAATTTGTTTTTTAATGTTGTTGTAAAGTTTTCATCAGATGCTCCACTAATTCCTGTGATTCCACTACCATCTCCAGCAAATGAGCCTGTAAACGAACCTGTAA